GTGACGAATTGGGTCAATTTTCAGATGATTATAAAGGTAAAATAATATATGCATGCTTTACTGCTAAGAAATTAAAATATATTGAGTTATTAAGAGAAGACAACACAATAAAAAGAATTATGACTGGTAAAGGTTGTTTTGTAGATACATTAACAAAGAAAGATTTTAAGCAAATGTTAAAAGGTTTAGAAATTATAAATATAAGACCATTTAAAATGGTTAGAAATCTAAAAGATGGAATTATAGAATATGTTAAAAATGATGAAAAGATAGTTAAAATGAATGATAGCAATAGAATATTTGAAGGAAACAATTCAATACCAAATGGATATATTAATTAATTTTATATTAAATAAATAAATATATATAAATATATAAAAGAAAAAAAATTTTTAAGATGTCAGAAATTTTGATAGAAACAATTGTTGAAAAAAAACCAAGAAAGAAATGGACAGCACAAAATCCAAGAAAGAAAAGAGTTGAAGGATTAAGAAAGCCATCAAAGTATGAAGATGGATTACCATTTGATAATATTAAATACAAATATAATCGTACTTACTATGAAAAAAATAGAGAAATTATGCTTCAAAAGATGAAAGAAAAATATCAATCAAAATCTAAAAAAAATAAAATTAATAATGCTATTAATTTATTAGTTGAAGAAGGAATTAAACTTTCATAAATAAAAATGTCTGTGTACCAGATGGCGAAGTATTACTTACACTTGATAAAATAAATTCAGTTTGATTTATTGGGGTTGTGCTATTACTTGAGAATGCAAAAAATAGTATTTCTTCGTTATAACCAAATGGCCCAGTAGGAAATGGTGCAACAGTTGAAATTTCTAATGGTACTAATGTTGAATTATAATGTGGCGGTAAATCTAAATCATTATCAGTTTTATAATATGCGGTATATTGAGTATTTGCAACAGGTACAAATGATGAACTAACAACAAACGACCTTTTAGAGTGATACCAAGGTTTATAGTCTCCTGAACCTGTAGGTTTAGTATATACTGAAATATAACAAAATGCACCATAGCTATTTGTAGAAAGATTTAATAAATTAAATGATAAACATTTTAAATCTCCTACAGTTTGACCTAAATCACTTGGTAAGTACCAATTAATTTTTGACGATGGGGTGCTATTAATCCAATATAAACCATTATAGCCATACTGATTATATATTGCTATGGGTGTAGTAACTGCACTTGAACCATCAGCATATAATGCAGGTGAGTTATAAACAATAGTTTGTCTTGATTGATATGCTTTTAAGTTTAAAAATTGTGTTCTTAAACTAACACCATTAAATAATAAATCTGTAGGAGATAGAATAGATTGAAATGTTAAATAACTTAAAATTAGATTTGCATTTTCATTATTTAATAAAACTCTGGTTACTCCATTTGTATCCATTCTTAAAGTGCTATTATTTAAAACACAAAATTTATTATTATTATCAAATTCTATATCATATGAACCAGCAATAATGCTTTGAGTTAATACTCCACTAAATGAACCAGTAGCTCCAGTTTCACCAGTTGAGCCGGTTTCTCCAGTTGGCCCAGTTTCACCAGTGGGTCCAGTTGGACCAGTATCTCCAGTTGAGCCAGTATATCCAGTTTCACCAGTTGGACCAGTTTCACCAGTGGGGCCAGTTTCACCAGTGGGGCCAGTATATCCAGTTTCACCAGTTGGTCCAGTTTCACCAGTGGGGCCAGTTTCACCAGTTGGTCCAGTTTCTCCGGTTGGTCCAGTATTACCAGTTACACCAGTTGGTCCAGTATTACCAGTTGGGCCAGTTTCTCCAGTTGAACCAGTAGCACCAGTAAAAGATGCTGTTCCATCTTGCCCAGCTGGACCAGTTTGTCCGGTAGGTCCGTGACTGCCAGTTGCTCCGGTTGGTCCGGTAATTCCTCCTCCTAAGTATGCAGTTGTTTGAATAGAACCATCATTAAAAATAATTCCATTATTAGTTTTTAATTGTAATTCATTTGTAGCAACTCCAATAGTTCCTGCAATATCCAATTTAAATATTCCGTCTTTAATTATTGTTCTTGCTGACATTTTAAAAAATTATTGTATTATATATTAAAAAAAATAATTTTTTAAATTAAATATATTGATTTGTTAAATTTACAACAAGCTCATCTGGGGTTATTCCTTTTGAATGGATTAAATCATTATATTCATCAGTGTCTAAGTCGGTAAAAGAAGCACGAACAATACAATGTCTACCACAAGTTGCAACATTTGGATTATATGATTGGTGTTGATATTCATTAAAATAAATTGGTTTTCCAGTTTCATATAATTCACTTAATAAATAAGGATTTTCTTGATGTAATTGTTTTAATGTTTTTTTAGTTAATCCTTTTTTCCAAGCTTTAGCATCTGGTTTATTTCCATATGAGTCATAACAATGAATTCCTTGTTCGCTTCCATTTGTTTTTAAAAAACATAAACACCAATGACCATATGTTTCTTTTTGTCTAACTAAAAATACAACTGCTTTAGATGGGCTATTTCTTAATACACTCATTACTCCTTTTTGTATTAGTTCTGAGTATGGCATCACTGGAACTTCGTTGTCCAGAAGATGACTTATTTGTTCGTCTGTGAGTGAGATATTCATTTATAGCAATATAAGAAAATAAAATATATTTAAATTCTCGAATTATTATATATATATTTATATATTTAAAAAAAATGATAATAAATATTTCAGAATCACCTAAAAAAAATAAAAGGTTTCGTGTATATATCGCATTGCATAGCGGTCGCATAAAACACTATGACTTCGGCGATGCCTATGCCAATGGCACATATATTGACCATCACGATAAAAATAAAAGAATGGCTTATATTTCAAGACATCTTGGTAATTTAACTGAAAAAAGATTAATTGATAATTTAGTACCAAGTCCTGCTTTGTTTAGTATGGCTTTATTATGGGGTAGATATGATAATATAGAAGATAATATAAGATATCTAAATAGTTTGTGGCATCATTAAATGTTGTCTTCAAGCATTTCAACAGCTTCTTTTTGTGCTCGTTTTTTATCAATTATTGTTCTTTTTTTCAATGCTTTTTCAACTTCGTCATAATCATAAATGCAAGCTCGTTTCTCACTTATTAATATTTGAGGTGCACTTGTTTTTAAACAAACCCAACGACCCCACCCATCAGCTTTTAATGCATTTCTCATACCTTCTGGAACTCCTAAATGGTGATGCAACATATAAGTTAAATTTCTTGAACTACTAATTTTAGGAAACCAAACAACACTATTTAATTCTGTTAAAATCATTTTTGTTTGCTTACCATTAGCAGACCTATGACTAATAAATAAACAATTAATACCTCTTTTTCTACCCATTGTTAATACTGATTCAACAACTGATTGAATCGCTTTTTCTTTCTTTTTTTCAGTGATACCTTCTATATCGTCAAATATAACAACACTTCTACCATCTGGATTAGTTAATTCATCTAATGATGGTGGGTCTAATGCAAATTCATCATCAACTTTAATTAATCTATGAGGAAAATTATATGCAGGGTCTTCTACATCGTCAGCACTTATAATAGTTATATATTGAGGTTCTGGATGAAACATTTCAATAAAAACTTTACAATATGCACCGCACCAAGTAGATTTTCCACTTCCAGCTCCTCCAGTAATAAATATGTTATCAACTAAATTTTCTCTTGTTTCTGGGCAAACAGTAAAATGTAATTCATTAGGCAATTCAACTAATTTATCTCCTACTCCACTTTCTCCAACTTTTAACATTCCAATTGCTCCTTCGTATTCGTCTTGAACAACTGCAACAGGTCTTAATCCAATTTCTCTTTTACCTAATGGTGATAGCGATAATGACATTTTTAAAAAAAGTTTTACTTGTAAATATTTTATTTAAAATATAATATATATATATAAATATAAATATAATATTTAAAATAAATATAAAATGTCAAATCCTTCTGTTTTTTCTCTTGAGGTTAATCTTTCAACTTTAACTAATGGATTATCTAATGTTTCGGCACAAGTTAATCGTGCAGGAGTTATTCTTTCAAATCCTCAAGATTATTATGTTTCAGTAACGAGAATGATAATTTGCACAAATCGCATACCATTGTGGCAACCACAATTAAATACATCTGCACCATATAATGATGGATATAATACAATTTATTCTGTTTATCTTACATATCAAGGTTTTAATTCTGGTCAAGTATTTTTAAGAGTAATAAATGATGATGAAACTGTATTACCACCATCGGCACCAGTTACATCACAACCACAAAATGGTTGGGGAAATGTATTTTCATTTGATACAATTGCTCAAATGGTTAATACTGCATTAACAACTGCATATAATGCTTTAAATGTTGCAAGCGGTAATGTATTACCTGTTGATGCTCCTTATATGACTTGGAACTCAATAACTCAATTATTTACTATGAACTGTCCTATAATGTCATTTTATGACCAAACAACTGGCTCAGATGTAGTTAATATTTACTTTAATAATTGTTATAGACCTTATTTATTAGGATGGGCAATTAATATATTATCAAATTCAACAACTACACCAAATGGGCAAGATGTATTATTAGTTATTTCAAATAATGGAATAAATTATACACCACAAAATAATCCGCCATCATTTTTACCAGTAGACCCTACAACATCGTCACTTCAAATGTCACAAGACATTTCAGCTCCGTGGTGTTTTCTTGCATTATCAAAAATACAAGTTATTGCAACATTACCATTAGCATATCCTACATTATCTGATTTACCTTTAAATTTAGTAGGTGATGCTTTTAATAACCAAGTTACACCTATTTTGATGGATTTCTTAGTTAATTATTCACAAGGTGGAGCAAGTAGTTTTCAACAACCTATTTCGTATAGTGCTACAAGTGATTTATTTTCATCACCTGTTAAACTTGGTGGTTCTTCACCGATTACACAATTTTCAATTGGTGTATTCTGGCAAAATTTACAAGGCCAATCAATTCCGTTGCAAACTTGGGGGCTTCGTAATTGTTCGTTAAAATTAACATTTACACATAAAGATATAATTGAAGGCTCAGGAATTCCAAAAATTCACCGGTAAATAAAGTTTAAAATAATTAAATAATAATTAAATTAAAAACTATTTTTTTTATTATATAACACATTAAATTTTTTCAAAACAATTAAACTTTAATAATTAAGCCTTTTAAAAAAGGCTTTACCCAAAACAAAGCAACCTCTACGCAGTGAGAATGATGAAACTTGCAAAAGCAGTTGATGGAAGAGTTGATATTTCAGAGCCTACTTTGGTTGTTTTTGAGTCCGTCCCTTCGGTTCAATACTATTCCGCCGTACCTGCTCAACCTTCTAACAATCCAAATATTGTTATCCCTATTAGTCCCGGCTTTGGCTTATCTCGTAGTCTTGCTTTTCAGGCAGAATTAACTTTTACCATTACAGGCACTAATCTTAATTTACTTCAAGAACAACAATGTTTGAGTTTGCGAGCATTTCCTATTAATCAAACTTTGACTAACTTGAATATTCAACTTGGTACAAATGGGGTTCAGATTACACCTAACCTTTTTACATCTGCTTTTCTTCATTACAATAATGACTCACTCGCACAAAGACAAAATCAAAGTGGAACTGCATCAGCACCAGATTTTACTACTTCTTATGAGCCATTAGTTGGAACTGTTTCAAGTCCATTTTCTAATACTTTTGATGAAAATCAAAGTAGTTCAATTAATACTTGTAGAACTAAGCAACTTTCAAACTTTGCAATTGCTCCAGGTAATACTTCACTTACTTTTAATGCAAGCATTGTTGAGGATTTAATTGCTTCACCTTTTCTTTATAATGCAACAGCTGACCCACAAAAAGCAATCTTTAACTTAAATAATGTTAATATTACTATGTCTTTTAACTACTTACAAAGAATGCTTTCTTATTCAATCCCATCAGGTGCAACTGTTACTGGAGTTTCAGCAGTTTTCAACTCTCAAGCTATTTTGTGCCAATTTGTAGCACCATTTGAAAACTCAATTACAAATCGCACAATGCCAACAAGTTATAACTATTCTTATATCCAGTCAACTGATACTACTATTGCTAATCTTCCAGCTGGTGGATATGTTCAAGTATCAACAAATACTCAGCAATTATCAATTATTCCTGATATGTTCTTAATTTATGTTATTCCTTCTGTTGAATCGCTAACTCAAGTTTCACCATCTTTACCTGACTTTTTCTTTCCTATCACTAATATTAACATTAATATTGGTATGAGGCAATCAGTTTTGGGACAAGCAACTCAATTTCAACTATGGCAACTTTACAAAAAGAACGGTGGAATTGCTGACTGGCCTCGCTTTTCTGGTCAGAGTGTTTTTGATTCAACCGGACCAAAAGGAACTTTGGGAGGTGCACCTCTAATTCTTTCTGTTGCTCAAGATTTAAATCTACCATCTACAAGTACTGTTGGTGAAGTAGAATCAAGCAATTTTTCAGCAAATCTTACTGTATACAATAATACTGGTATTAACTTTACTAACTGCACAGTTAGAGTTGTTTCTCTTACCGATGGCTGGATTACCACATCAGGAAATGGAAATATTGAAGTGCACACTGGAGGAATTACACCAGAAATGGTTGCAATGGCCAGTGAAATGCCATATCTCGCTGAAGAAACACTAAAAAGAAATGCAAGAGGAAAGGGATATTCTGGAGGAAAATATACTTGGGGAGATTTTAAACACGATATGAGAGGTGTACTTGATTATATTAGTCCTGTAAGTAAGCCAATTATTGGAGCATTAACTACTAAAGCTGTAAATAAAATTAGTGGTTCTGGAATGTATCCAAGACATAAAATTAGAGGAGCAATTCGTGGTATGTTTTAAATTAAATGCCATTGCATAGGCATTGCCAAATATGTTTTTGGTCAACCTTTTTTTCAAAAAGGTAAAAATTCAAATAAATAATAATTAAATTAAAAACTATTTTTTTTATTATATAATACAATTAAATTTTCAAAAACTTCAAACTTTAATAAAAAATGTACGGTGGACTTACTGGTTTTGGAATGCATCATCCTTCATTGGGTGGATTGCTTATTGGTGGTGCTAAACTAAATCCTGCAAATTTTGCTACTGAAGATGATTATAACAGAGCATATATGAATCAAAAAATGAATAAAAAAATTTACAGTGGTAAAAGAAAAATATATGCGAGGGGTGAATTAAAACATCTTATTGATGCTGAAAGTTGGGCTGCGAGAACTGCTTTAGTTGAAGGACATCCTGAATATGCAGATTGGTTAAGTAGGGATTATAAAAAAGATATTAAACTTTTAGAAAAAAAAACACTCCCTACTTGGGCAGCCGTTGAGTATTCATATGGTAAACGATTTGCACCACCGAGAGAAAAAATGTCAGAAGAACATAAAGCAAGACTTGCATATAATGCAATGGAAAAAAAACTTATTAGACAAAGAAATGGAACACCTAAAATTTTAAATCCTCAAACCGGTAAAATGGTATATGTTGATACCGCTACTGGTAAAAAGATTTTAAAAGCAAGAGGTGTATTAGGTGAATTTTCAAAAATACCAATTGCAAGACAAAGAGCAAGTAGAGGAGAGCGATTATATTCTACTATTGAAGAAGCAGAAGCAAATAGACCATTAACTGGTAGAGAAAGAAGTCTTGCAAATCTTGAATTGAATAGAGGTATTGGTAGGTCTATTTCTGCTGCAGCAAGAAGTGGACAAAATCCATTAGGAATTTCTGATGCAGCACTAATTGCAGCTTTAGAATCTGGTGAATATTAGGGATTGGGGCGAGAACCCCCTGAACTATGGGAAGAGGTAGTTTTTGAACATTGGGGATTATCTCCTGAAGATGTAGTTAGAGAAAGTGATTATATACCAAATCAAGAAGAATATGTTTTAAGCGGTGATGGATTAACAGGTGGAAAATTATCTATAAACCATATAAAAAGAATGTTAAAAGCAAGTTATAAAGATGCACCAGAAAAAATTGATGATTTTATTTTAGATAAAGAATTAAGTGGAAAATATGCTGTAGTTTATTATAATCCTATTACTAGTCAAGCTGTTGTGGCTCATAGAGGCACAAAAGAAGCTATTGATTGGACTAATAATTTAATGTATGCGGTTGGACAATATAAATGGACACCGAGATATCAAGAAGGTTTAAGAACTCAAAGAAAAGCAGAAAAAAAATATAATGCAAAAAATATTTCAACTATTGGACATAGTCAAGGAGCAATTTTAGCTCGTGAATTAGGTCAAAATACTAAAGAGATTATTACATTAAACCCTGCATATAAAGGTGAAAAACCGCTTAAAAATGAATATAATATAAGGTCATCAAGGGATGTTGTAAGTTCTGGATTGTGGGGAACTAAAAGAAGTCACGATTTAGTTATTCCTGCAAAGGGTGTTAATTTGTTAGGCGAACATATGATTGATATTTTAGACCGTGTTGATGGTAATAAAATGATAGGTTCAAATTAATTATTAAATTAAAAATTATTTTTTTTATTATATAATACAATAATTTTTTCAATCAAATTCAAAAATAAAATGTCGGCAAGAACAATTCTTAATCCTCCTGTCAGTCTGTCAAATGGAACAAATACAAGTGTTCTTATAGAAAGGTTAAACATTGGAACAAATACTACTGGTAATGCAAGTATAGCTCAATCAACAACTTCACCATATACACTTGCTATATTTAATGGTCCTGGTATTATTGCTATGACTTCACCAACAGAAATTGGAACATTACTTGATTCTACTGGTTCATCTGGTTTAAGTGGACAAGTGCCTACTGCTAATGGTACTGGTGGATGGGTTTGGGCTTAATTCAAAAAAAAATAAATATATAAATATAAGTCATTGCATAGACATCGCAAAAAAAATAAAATAAAATTAATACCAACCCCTACGGAGTGGGATGCAAGAATTAAGTGAAATATTTTATACATTATTAATAACATCTACAATAGGCTTAATATTAGCCGTTGCTAAATTGTGCTACAAATCCAAATGCCGAGAGGTAAATGTGTGTTGTATTAAGATTGTTAGAGATGTTGAAGGAGAAGAAAAAATTGATGAACAAACACCACCAAGTCCAAGACCTACTCAAGACTCTGTATGATTTCATCAGATAGTTGCTTTTGATTTGGGCTATTCTTTGTTGGTTTCATTGATTTTAAATTAAGTATGTAATCACATTTATATCCGCTTCCTAC